TTTTGATCAGCTCGCTAACATTGTTGGTGATAATTGGTCAAGTTTTCGGCGGCCTGCTAGCGTCGACATTGATGTATCCAAGATGGATCAGAGCATTTCTGTTGAGATGTTATCTTGGGTCCATGACATTATATCCATGTGTTTTGATGGTGAAGAGGCTTTATTTATTAAGGAGCTTTTGACCCATTCATTGAAGCCTATCGTGAAGGGAAGAGCCGATAATGGATGGTTTAGATATAAGGTGCAGGGCACTCTTACATCTGGACAAATGTTTACTTCGCTTACTGGTGTCCTTGTTGTGTGTGGACTCCTGTACCCTCTCTGTGTGAAGTATAATCTTCGATTGCTCAATTGTGGCGATGATTGTACTTTGTTCGGTGAGGAGGCAGATATACGTAGGGTGTTATTCTCTGACGATACTGGCTTATCACTAGTCAGTCGCCAATTCCTTGATGTTTCTATGCTCTTGGAGGTTGGATGTCTAAATTTGGTCATGGAACGTGTGGAATTCTGTCAGATACATGTCATTTCTGATGGCACTAAACATCGTGCTGTCCGTAACGTCAAAGCGGTTCTGGCCAAGGATGCCGTTTGTCTTGAGCGAATTACTGCTCCTCACAAATTAGCAGCATGGGCAAGGGGTGTTGCTAAAGGTGGCTTGGCTTGCTTTGGTGGAATCCCTGTCTTACAGAATTTCTATCGTTGCATGTTGCGTTCCGCAGAGTCCTACTTTTCCAAGGCTAGGCTGTCAAAGCGGCAGAGGAAACGGGTGCTCGTGTATGAAACACGGGTATCAGAAGAATACATCAAATGGGGTGAACCATTGGCGCATGAGTTCGCTTGTCCGTCCGATGGCCTAAGATTGTCTTTTGAAGATGCTTTTGGGATCACTCCTGTAGATCAGCTTATCTTAGAGGGCTATTATGATGGTCTTACTATTGATTTTGTTGATCCAGTGGATAGAGAAGTTCTGTTGACAGAACTTTCTCTATTCGTTTGAGTGTTATTGGGTCATACAGTGTAATTGTCCAAAACGTTGCTGTGAGATTTTACAGCGTAAATATTTACGTGCTAAACAGAATGCCGAGAGACTGCACGGCACATCTCACTTTCCGAGTTCCTGTATGATGAACAGTCCCATTTGTCATTGTGGGGTCCAAGATTAAATGACGAATAAAAGAAACAAAATTAAGATACCTGCAATTAAGAATGCGAAAGCAAAAGCTCCCACTGTTATTAAAGTTGTTGAGAAACAACCTAAAGCTAAAAGAAATGCTCCTGTCACTGTTCAGAGAACGGTGGCGGACAATCTTGGTGATGCTGCTGCTGGTCTTGTTCGTGG